AATAAATGTTGCTGTTACTTTTTGATTTTTTCTAAAATCTTTTCCCATAATTTTATATATTATTAAATTATCTTATACAAGAGGCGGATTGAATTAGGTTTATATGATTTAGGCTAATTATCTCGCCCCTTGTATAATCGTCTATATTAAGCCCCCTAAAGATTAAGAGGCTTTAAGAGAGGATTATTTATTAGCCCAAAGTGTTAATTGTGTAATTGTAAATCCAGCAATACCACCAATAATTGTAGAAAATAAAGAATTATTAATTTCTTGAATAAATAATCCAGTGATAAAAGTTAAAAAGGCTAGTATTCCTACAAAATAACGCATAAATTTTTTAATTATTATATAATTATATATTTATTTATAAATTTATAATGTCAACAGGTTCGTTATTTTTTAAATTATTTTTTCGCCTTGCTTTTTCATTTGTTATTGCACTTGAAATTTGGTTCTGTTCAATTTCATTAATAGTTTGGTTGATTTGAATTTTAGCTTTTAATGTTATATTTTCTGTTTTCATATTATTATAAGTTAGATTAATAATTACCTTTATTTACTATCAAGTTTTTCTGTTAAAAGCTATGAATATGGTAAAGTTGAGATACCAGCAACTACTTCAACTTTTCCTGTCCAGTTTTTTATTGGGGTTAAAGTTAAATTCCAGACTTTATTATTTCCTTTTGAGCCGTGTTGACCTATTCCTCTAACTACAAATTTTTTAGTATTTCCGCCTTCCTCCCTAACCATTATCATCATACCTATTTTAGCATCACCTAATCCATCTTTTCTTTTTGTTGGATTCGGTAAATAGATTGAAAAATTTTTCGTATTTATCACCCCCTATCTATTAATTAATTATCTCTATCTATATTATATAGTATTTTTTTCAAAAAGTAAATAGCTTATTTTTGTGTAATATTACATAAGAAAAAAAGTTATTAACACCAATTTTTTAAATTAAATATTTTTGAAAAAAGTTATTAACAAGTTATATTAAAGGTTTTTGGCGAAGTCGTTGTCTTGCAATTTCACAATATTTTTTAGATATTTCTATTCCTATAAAGTTTCTTTTAAGGTTTTGACAGGCTACTGCGGTTGTGCCTGAACCAAGAAAGGGGTCTAAAATTAAATCGTTTTCTAAACTTGAATTACTAACAAGTATTTCTATTATGTTTAGTGGTTTTACTGTTGGATGTTCAAAATCACTTTTTGCATTTTTTTGTAAAAACCATTTCTTTTTTGAATAATAATCTCCTAATAATTTAACACCACTTTCTCTAACATAAATTATGTATTCTATATCTGATAAATATTTATTATTACAAGTTGGGGTTGGATTAGTTTTTATATAAACCAAAATATCATATTTATAATCTTTAAAAAAAGTTAATAATTGTAATATTTGATTTTTATTGCAAAAAATATAAGCATTCAATTTTTTACATATTCTTACTATTTCATTAAGCCATCCATTATCATATCCAAAACCTAATTTATCAACTCCGTTATGATATTCTCTCATTCTATTTCCAAATGCTCCACCACCTCCGTGGCTATCTTGAAGATATGGCGGATCAGTTAAAACTAAATCTATACTCTTATCCTCAATATTTTTTATTACCTCAATACAGTCGCCTTGAATTATCTGATTTATTTTCATAAAAATTTCTTAATATTATTTTTGTAAAAGATATTTGGGTGTTTTATACTATCTATCCACTCCTTTTTGGGCTTGATCGCTCCCTGGCCGGTCATTGCGCCGACTATAACTAAACTAACATCTATTACTGAAGCAACATTTCCTAAGTTTATATGGTCTGTCCATTCTATTTTTGTTTTTTGCATAATTCGTTATAAACTTTAAAAAAATAATTGTGATGTAATTTATTTAATTCTTTGCAATCATTTAGTGCTGTTTGAGCTTTTATGGTATTTTCTTTAAAGCATTTAAATATTGATGAATTTTTATTTTTTGGAGCTTTTAATATTTCTATTGCCTTCAATGCTTTTTCTTGCCATTGATAAGTGGGTGGTTTTTTTTCTTTATTCTTCGTTTTTAATAAATCTCCTATAGAATTAAAATTTTTAGCGGATTGTCCGCTATTAATATATTCTTTCCTTTCCTTTCCTTTCCTTTCCTTTGCATAAGCCCCTGCATTGGGGGGGTTAATGGGGGGGCTATTAGCCCTCTTATTATTCCATCTTATTCTAGCCCCTGCTTTTCCAGATGATGATAATAATTTTCTTAAATTTTTATGTTCTTTCATTCTTTCAGAATATACACCCTTTTTATCCCTAATAAATAATCCAATATTAACACAATAATCTATAAGTTTTTGCAAATTTTTTTTAGGAATTCCAAAACTAATTGATAGCCCCCCTATAGACTTATTATAAATATAACCATCAATTTCTTCAGCCATAGCCTCTAAACACATCCAAAATAAAGCGTAACCCTCCAAGTTAAACTTATCTCTAATCATAAGAATTTTTTGATCATTCCTTGAATTATAATCGTGTTGAAAATAGAAAGTTTCTTTAGTCATTTTTTTCAATATAAAATACAAAATTATCAATATAATCAATATGCATTCCTAAATAATGATTTACATATTTAATATTTTTGTTAATTTTATGTATTAGCATATCTCTAAATTCTTCTTCAGAATAACAACCTTTTAATAGATTACATTTGTCACAACTAACAATTAAATTGTTTCTTTCATCGTTGCCACCGGACACTTTTGGTATTATGTGATCTATGTGTAAATCCATTTTTTCTTTTACTAATATACCACAATATTGGCAAATAGATTTATCGCGCTTTATAATTTCTTGTCTTTTATTCATACATTTTTTTTATCTTTGATAAAGTTTCATAATAAAATGGATCGCAAATTTTCCACCAATAAAAAATAGCCTTACGCATTATGCGATGGCATTCCATTGGCAAATTTTCTCCATCTTCTAAATATTTTGTAGTTATTAATATTTGAGAAGATAATTTTGGGTTTTGAATATGCTCATAATAATCATCTAAAGCATATAAACAGACCGTTGTTATTTCGTGTTTTTCTAAGTCCATACCTTAATTATAAAAAATTTTCAGTAAAAAAGAAACCCCTATTTAAAGACTAATATTAAAGGTAAAAAAAGTTATCCCCCCTGAATTTTTTTATTTTTATAAAAATAAAAGGTTTAAGTGGATAAGTCAGTGGATAACCACCGAAACAGTGGATAACTTTTTTTTGTTTGGTTTTTTTGAATAAAAGGACTAATGTTAGCAAATTTGCCTTTTTTTAAAATAAATTGTATAGTTAAATTAGTTAAATGTATATTTAGTTTTTGTTTTTTTTCATAAGTTTTTTTATCCGGTTTTGTTTTTAATCTCACTTACATATAGGGATTTTCAAAATTAGTGGGATTGAAAACTAAGTATATATTTATGATTTTAAATTTCTTAAAAATTATTTAGGCGCGTCTTTTTTTGGCGTGCTTTTTTTTATATTAATTTATGTCTTGTGGATCAAAAAGAAAAAAGAAAAAAAAGAAATGAAAACAACTAAAAAACATTTTGATTTATTTAAAAATGAATGTTTGTATTGGATAGATAAATTGGAACTTAATAATTGGGATGTAGTGATAGAACATAATAGTTTAGAAAAAGGAAACGCTAATTGTTGGTCAAGAGTTGAAGGTTATGTAGCCAGTATAACTTTAAATATAGAATGGGAAGGCATAAAACCTTTAAATACAGAAACAATTAAACGAACAGCTAAACACGAAACAATACATTTGTTATTAGCCAGATTATCAAATTATGCTAAATCAAGAGATTATACTACAGATGATTGTTATGAAGCAGAAGAAGAATTAGTTTGGAAATTAGTAAAAATAATTAAATAAAGTTATCTAACATTAGATAATAAATAGTGTTAACACATAATATGGCAGCATCAAAAGGAAACAATAATGCAAAGGGTAATTCTGGAGGTAAATCTCTTAATGACAGGAAGCTTGCGGCAGAAGTAAGGACTTTAGCTCTTGATAAAATTAAGGATATTTTAGAGATGCCTATTGTTAAAATGGAAACAAGAGATCTTGACCTTCACGACTCTATATTACTTAGATTGTCCGGTTCTATATTACCAAGACTTACTGAAATTACTGGAGAGGATGGAGGAGCTATTCTATTAAAAGCAACAGAAAAGAATTTAAGAATATTAGCAGGAGGGAAAGATTAATATATTTATTAATTAATTATTATAAAACTTAACTTGTTGAAGAAATGAAAGCAATTTGTTCAGTTGATATTGGTGGAATATTATAATATTTTAAATTTATTTTATGGGCAAAACAGCAGAAATGGTAAAAGAAATGTATCGGGAAAATGGTAAACCTATTGTTTTAACACCTACTCAAGAAGAGATCTTTAATTTAATTTGGAAGAAACAGCATCCCAGAAATCATATAATGTGCTTTACGAGATTTGGGAAATCATTTACAGTTGCGTTAGCAGTCCTTACAAGAGTTGCAACATTTGCAGAGAAGTGGGCGATTGTAGCTCCATCCGAAAAGAAAGCAAGAATAATAATGAGTTATATTATAGAGCATTGTTTTGACAATCAATATACTAAACAAAAATTAGAATATGATAGAAAAGAAAGTCTTGAAAGAATGAGAAGAGAGCGCAGTAAAAGTAGAATTAATTTTGTTCATTCTGACAAGACACTTGGAGAAGTATTTATATTATCAGCTGATAGTAGAAGCAAATCTAAATCAGGAGATAGTTTAATGGGATTTGGAGCGCCGAATGTTATACTTGATGAGGCAGCACTTATTGATAATGATATTGAAGCAAAGATATTTAGAATGCTTGGCGATCAGACAGAAAATTTTTATTTTAAAATAGGTAATCCATTTAGAAGAAATCACTTTTTAAAAGATTATAGAGATCCTAAGTTCCATAAAGTAAATGCGGATTACAAAAGAGGATTAGCAGAGAATAGAATAACTGAAGACTTTATGGAAGAGGCAATGAGAAAGCCTCACTTTGGAGTTCTTTATAAGAATAGGTTTCCATCTGCAGATGCTATAGATGATAAAGGTTGGAGTTATCTTGTTACTGATACAGAATACGAACTTGCGTTAGATAATATAACTCCAGAGTCTGAATTTGGAATTTCACAACTTGGTTTAGATATTGCAAGAGGAGGCGGAAATTTTAATGTCTGGGTAAAGAGAAGTAAGAATTATGCGAGAGTATTAGCAAGAAATCAAGATCCGGATTTAATGAGGACTGTTGGTGGAACAATAAGATTAGCAAGAGAAAATAGTATTGATATGAGAAATGTTTCAACTGATGATATTGGAGTTGGCGCCGGTGTTACTGATAGATTAAGAGAACAAAAGTATTATATAAATGCAGTAAAGAATTCTGAAAAGGCTAATGATGAAACAAAGTTTATAAACAGACGCGCCGAGAATTACTGGAAGACAAAGGAGTGGATTAATTCCGGTGGTAAATTATGTAAAGATGATGACTGGAGTGATTTATTAAATATAAAATATAAAGCAGACAGTTCCGGGCGCTTAAAGATAATGAGCAAGGAAGATATGCGTAAAGAGGGTATTGAAAGTCCAGATACTTCCGATGCTCTTTCATTAACATTTGACAGACCTCCTTTTGACGAAAAATTCGCTAAATTGCAAGCGCAAGCAGAGCAGGAGGACTTTGATAGATATGAATTAATTTAGTAAAATATGGGCAAGATTAAAAAACAAAGAAATATTAAATGTGCTAAATGTGGTATAGATATAAGACAGGAAATTAATGAAGTGACAAATTGCTATGAATATGCAGAGGTATTTAAAGAATATAGTGGAAAGTATTATTGCAATATTTGTTTAGAAGAATTAAAGAAATTAATAGATGTAGCAGTTAATAAGGTTCTTAAAAAATATGCCAAAGCCAAATGAGACAATTGAACAGGAAGAAAAAAAGCAAATTCCTAATCCGGAGTATACTGATAAAGAAATAGATTACCGTTCATATTTAATTAAAAGATTAACCAGAGCTAAAGATGAGAGAGATAAAGAGCATACTGAATTTGATGATATGGATTATTATACTTGGTATGAGAAAAATGCAAAGGCAGCTAATGCTTATATTCCTCCAAAGTTAAACAAACAAGATACCAGAATTGTCACAGGAACTACGCAAGAAAAGAGTCTGACATTATTATCAGCAGTGCTTAATTATAATTTGGAGCCAAACATAGAAGCATTTGATAAACTTGATATGCCAATTAGCGAGTTAGGGGAGAATATGGAAGATATGGTTAAGAAAAGCCGGAAGATTGAGAATTATGAAGACAAGCGCGTATTAATTTATAAAGAATTATTAGATCAAGGAACTGTATTTACGGAGGAATTATATGCGGAAAGATTTGAGATAAGTAAAAAGCTAAAGAAAGTAAATTGGTTAAATGGAGTAAAGATTGGAGATATAAATTGGAAAGAAAGATTTAAGGGAATTGAAGGAAATTGCGAGGTAAATCTACTTCCCGGGACTAAAGTATATTTAGGAAATGTAAAAGAGTTTGATATGATTAAACAGCCTTTTGCATTTACTGCTGAGATGGTTCCATACGAAGAGATAAAGATGATTTTTAGAAATTGGGAGCGCTTTGAAAATGTGCCTCGTAAGATAACTAAATTAAAAGAAGATACAGAAGTAGAATATCAAGACTGGTCTTTAAATTCAAATGAGGATGATATGGTTGAGGTGATTAAATATCAGGACAAATGGAAAAATGATTTTATGATAATGCTAAACGGAGTAATGATGCTTCCGGTTGGCTTCCCATTATCTGCTATAAGTCCTAGTGGAGAATATACAATATCAAAAGGAGTGGTTGAGCCAATAAGTAAATTTTTTGCCTATGGTAAATCTACTCCATCAAAAAGTAAAACAGATCAAAGTGTATTAGATGAGATGCTTAAATTGATTGTATTAAAAACACAACAATCATTTATGCCTCCTCTTGCAAATAATAGCAATAAGATATTAAGCAGAAAGATATTCTTCCCGGGAAAGATTACAAGTAATATTGATGTAAATTTAATAAAGCCATTGGTGGAAGTAACCGGTGTTACGCAATCAGAGTTTAATACATTTGAGTTAATTAAAAAGATAATTGATGAAAAGACTGTTAGCCCTGTATTCTCAGGTGATAGTCCGAAAGGAAATCAAACAGCCACAGAGATAATGGAATTAAAGAAACAACAGATGATGAAATTAGGTTTATTGATTTGGGGTATTATCAGTTTAGAGAAACAAATAACTTGGCTCCGGATCCATAATATATTACAAAATTGGACAAAATCAACCGGAACAAAAGTTAATGAAACAAAGGATAAGATAGTAAATATATACAGAACAATGGCAGTTGATACTGAATTAGAAAATGGACAAAGTGGAACTAAGATTATAGAATTTAATCCTGAAAAAGCTAATATGCTATCACCTGGCCAGATTAAAGAAGAGGAAGATTTTCTTAGTGAGCCTGGAAAGCCGGTTCGTAAAACATATTTAAATCCAAATATATTAAGAACATTAAAAGCGCTTTGGTATATTGTTATCATACCTACAGAAAAGGATAGTTCAGAATTAAATAGAGTGTTATTTGTTCAGAATATACAAGACGCTGCCAACATATTTGGAATACAAACATTAAATATGGAATATCTTAAAGGAAGATTTGCTATATTAGCTAAAGAGGATCCAGATAAATTCTTTAACAGTGGAGTTCCAACTACTCCAAATCCAGAACAGCAAGCCGGAGGACAAGCTGGTGGACAAATTGGAAAGGAAATAGCGCAGGGAGTTAAACAGCCATCATTAAATCAAATGGTAAAATAGTGATATGTTTATTAAAAAGTGAGAGGATAGGCACAATACCAGGGACATATGCGCATAGGCAGTCGCCTGGGTATAGCCCAATAAATTGGATAGACCTATGTCCCTACCTCTTACTTTTTAGCAAATAACTATGAATAGATATATAAAAAAGTTAAAGAATTTCTTTACAGAAGATCCGGTAACTACTACTGCTACAGGATATAAATATATTGAACCGAAAGAAGAAATTGATTTAATAAGATTACAATTAAAAGGAATTACATTAAATTTTTTAAAGGATAATGCTATTGAAGATAATTTAAGCGAAAAGGATAAAGATGAATTATATGCCAATGCAAATTTAATATTAAATAACAATGCATTTAAAAAGATAAAAAAACACATTATAAATTTACAGGGTAATTATTCTATTAAGGAAGCTGAAAATATGTCGCAGGTTGCATTTGGTAGAGCTACTATAAATGGTATACTGTTATTTAATGAAGAGCTTGAAAGGTTATCAGCATTATATAAAGAAAAGACAAAGCCTGAAGAAGATTTTGATAAGCACGATTTAATATAATTAAAAATTAACAACTCATTCGGACTGCCCATAGTCTAGTTAAAATTATGGCGTTAGATGAGCAACAATTTTATGCCTGAAAAAATTACTCTTGCTGATGGGACTGAAAAGGAGGTCTTAACAGATGAAGAAAAAAAAGAATTAGTTAGCAGAAGTGAAACGCGCAAAGAGCAAAGAGAAGAATTTAAATTAAAATTAAAGGATACGGAAGACAAGTTATCAAAACTTGAAAATAAAGACTTTAATTTTAAGAAATTGAGAGATATGAAAGAGGATGAAAAAGCTAAATTAACAGCGACTGAACTTCAACTAAAAAAACAGCAAGAAACAATTGAAGAAAATCAAGAGAAGTTTCAAGATACTATAATTGATAGTTATAAAAATGAGGCGCTTGCGGTAATTGCCGGCAACGATAAGGAATTAAGGAAGAAAGTTCTTTACAATTATGATCGCATTATCGGAGAAACCATTACAAAAGAACAAATTAATAGTAAAATGAGAGAGGCTGCTAATATGCTTGGTAGCAACGCTCCAATTATTAATCCAATTAATTCAGCTATGTCCCAAAGTGGATATCCTCCGGTTGCGTCAAAAGGCGACAAAAAAGTTGACGGAGGATTAGCAAAAAATCTTGGTATTACCCAAGAGGAATTAGATAAGAAAGGTTTAAAAACTAATTAAAAATATATGGAAAATAAAGATACATCAAATCAAACTCCGTCAACAGATCCTTCAGACTCTTCAGCAGGAGATATTAATTTAGCAGATAATATTAATAAAGAAGAAAAAACTGCCAAAACTGAAGAGATGGTTACTGTAAAGAAAGATAAGTTAAAATCATTAATTGACAGACTTGAAAGATTAGAAAGTGCAGCGAGTAAAGCCGGTTTGTCAAGATACGATCAAGCGCATAAAGATACACAAAAAAAGACAATTCAGTTATTGACATTTGAAGGTAAAGTAATAGTTAGGTGGGCAAAATTATTAAAGAATGTAGTTGAAAAAAATACCATAACTGGACACTGGGAAGAAGATCAACAAATAGAACTTGAATATGAAGATGAAAAAAAGGAAAAAATGCCTTATGTTATATTTTCAAGGCGCTATCAAAAATTGAAAGCAACTGTAAATAAGGAAATTATGAATTATGATGAAGATGAAGAAAGAGATGGAAAATTGACTTTTGTCGTAAAGTCAATAGATGGCAAAGAGTATAAAATAGGTTCTAAATTTGTAAATTAATATGTTTATAGGTGAAAAAAAAATCAAAGGAACATTAGATATTGGAAATGGATTAATTCAAATAAGTTTCAAGAATTGTCCAACAGATATAACTATTAACAAGAACCTGTTTGATATTATTAAAAGCGACAAAATCAGAAATGGAGATGTAACAGATATGGTTAGGTTAGTTCTTTCAACTAAAATATTAACAGATTTTGCAGAATACGGATTAGATTTTTATATGGTTGATCATATTGGTCAAGGAATAAGAACACTTGCTCATAATATGAGAGAGGAATTATTTAGCAAGACATTTGATTGTGCAGGAATGGATGATATTAAAATAAAGAAATTATTAGCTAACTATGAAACAAAAGATAATTAAAATTTGTATTTGTTTGGCTCATAATTATAATCAGTTTGACAATTACTTTGTAATGAGCTTATTGCAAATGCAACAGTATTTTAATGATTGGGAAAGAGATAGTAAAAATGATTATAGTTTAAGTGTTATGTGCCAAGGTGGTTATCAACTTGAATGGATGCGTAATGAAGTTACACAGCAGGCGCTTGACACAGATCACGATTTGTTGTTATATCTTGATACAGATATGAGTTTCCCAATTGAGACAATTCCGAAAATGTTAATTATCCTTGAAAGTAATCCTACTTGTAATGCAGTTTGCGGTGTTTATACATATAAGAAGCCACCATTCGCGCCACAGATATTTCTTAACTGGAATAAAGATGAGTTATCTTATAATGCAATTCGCGATGGTTACCCAATGCACAAGCCATTCCAAGTAGAAGCGTGTGGAGCTGGTATACTAATGGTGAAAAGAGAGTTGTTTAAAGATAAGCCAAGACCTTGGTTTCAATTTGTAAAAGCCGGCGATAGAAAAGATTTGCCAAATGGACTTGGTGAAGATCTGTATTTCCATTATTATTTAAAACCAAAGATGGTTTGCGACCCAGAATTGATTTGTAAACATCATCGCACAGTTTGCGCGGATATAAATGATTATATAGAATATAATAAGGCAAAGATTAAAGGAGATGTTTTTAAATTAGATAATAAACAATTATTAAAAATAGAGAAGATGATGGGAAAGACTCCCATCTTAAAAGAATAGCAATAAAATTAAATAGCGGAGGTAGAGATCCTACGTCAAAAAAAATCACAATTGCTTAACCGATGGAATAAACCAGCGTTAAAAAAAATAGCAGGCGTAAAGTATATGTTTGCTTTTTTTATTAACAGTTTAACAAGTGAAAATTTATGAGCAACAGACCTAAAAAAGGAAAGTGGATAGTTAAACATATTCCCAAAACGGCTTCTGTTACTTTTACTGCTTTTGATTTAATAATTATGACTTCTGGTTATGTAGCGACTGCTACTAATCAGGCTACTCAATTACTAGGTCAAATAATGACTGCAGTTACCTCTGGTGATAGCGATTTTGCTTCCGTCACAAAGGTTCCAGTTACAGTCCCAGCAGAAAGAGTTGCGGAATTTGAAATGGCAGTTACGGGAAGTTTAGCCACAACTGACATTGGTGTGGCTATGGACTTATCCACAGCAGGTTTGGTCAATAAGGCTGGCACTACTTATAAAGTCGTCACTTGCACTGGTTACATCTCAACTGCAAGAGGTAGGTTCAAACTTACCGGCAGCGAGGATTATAGCCACAAAGCGTAATTAACTACTCATATGGAACTAAATACATCTACATTGAGTGACTTCGTAAAGTTAGCCGAAGTTCTTTGGGAGAGAGGTTTAGCCTCTGTCCAGCAAATAATGAGAACTTCCGGTTTGGTCAAGGTAGTTAATATACCTGCTAATAGTGGCAATACTAGAGAATTCAGTGAAATTGACGGTGAAGAGTATGCTAAACTAAAAAGCGAAAGTGACCAATCCGAAAGAGCGCAAATTCAACAGGGATGGACAAAAACTATGACGTCCAAACGTGTAGCGCTTGACATTGGCATTTCTTACGAAATGCGCACTCAAAATAAATATCCTGAAGTGGTTGCGAAATTAACAGGTCTAGGTAGACAATTAGGCAATAGAATGGATTTAGATTTATCTCATCGGATTACATTTGCAGCCTCCACATCTTATACAGATATGGATGGCGAAACTGTAACTACAACAACCGGTGAAAGCACATCTACTGCACTTGCCGACTCTACCCACGATCTTAGAGGATCTTCAACTACTTATAGGAATATTTTAGCAAACAATCCAAGACTTTCCAAAGGTGCTTTGGAAGGAATTGAAAGGTTGTGTGTTGAGGAAACATACAATCAATTCGGTGAAAAAATGGTAATGCCTTTTGACATTCTATTTACAACCGACGATCCAAATACTGTAAATACAGCAAGAGAATATTTACAAAGTTCAGCAGACGTTGAAGGAGCTCACAGTGGTATTACTAATGTTTATGCTGCAAAGTATAGGCACGTAATTTTACCACGTGTTGCTACCGACGCAAATGGCGCTCCAAGTTCTACATATAGGTATTACTGGGGGTTAGCGTCTTCTATATTTTCTACACTGTATCTTGGTGTTTGGGAAGAACCTCGTTTAAAAATGCCAGCTAGTCTAAATGCTGCTGAAGATTTTTCAACAGATGATTGGAATTTTGGTGGCAGAGCAGGTTACGGTATTGTTACCGTTAATGCTAATTGGATAAAGTTATCCAAGGGCGATGGTTCAGCTTAAAAGTTAATAATTTTGCGAGTTATGCTTAAAAGGTGCGGTGGTGGACTCGTTAGATAAAATGTTATTATGAATTATAATCAAAATTCTGGCTATGGTTTAGCCGAAGTGGTTAGAATGCACACAGGGCTTTTAACCTTTGGTAAAATTTTAGTTGTTTGTCCGTCAACAGATGCAAATTATGATAGGTTGACTGACTTAGTTAAAACTGATCCGGATGGTAATGTTAGATTGTTTACAACCTTATCTGCGGCTTATGCTGCTGCTACTACAAATGCTAATGATGTAATTCTTATTTCTGGTAACTCAAGTAATAGCGAAGCTATGCTTACAGTTTCTAAGAATAGAATACATTTTGTTGGTATGGATAGTGGTGGTAGAAAGAATTCACAAGGTGCTAAACTTGTTACTCCTGCAACTTCAGTTGCTGCTAGTGTTGCAGTAATTACAAATTCAGGAACAAGAAATACTTATAGAAATATTAAATTTACACAAAACGGAACAAACACTGCTCAAACAAGCGCGTTTATTGATACAGGAGAAGGCACTTATGTAAAGAATTGTAGTTTTGAAGTAAATTCAATTCTTTCTACAGCATCTCAAGGATTATTGTTTAAAGGTGATACTTGTCATTATGAAGATTGTCAAATTGGCAATTCTACCGTCTATCATTCGGCTGCTAATCAAGCGCCGTTAGTTATAAAGACTCCGGCTCGTTATTCTTACTTTATTAATTGCACAATTATAAACTATTCATCTCAAACATCTGCATCCTGTATTGATGTCCCAGGTGCTGACGGAATTATTGGGTGGATTAAGTTTGAAAATTGTTCATTAATTAGTGCTAATTTAGGAGATGGAGCAACAGCCGGTGGAACTATGGCTGAAGCTGTAACTTCTATATGTGCAAGTGGTTATCTTTATTTTGATAATAGATGCACTTCTTATAGAGCAACTATATTTGCGGAGTTAGATGCTTCTATAATGAACGCTGCTCCTGCTGGAGCTGCTACCGCTGGTGGTGGTGAAGCTGTCCCTGGTGCTTAATAATTTATTTATATGTTAATGAAAATTTTTAACAATATAATAAAGTTTTTTATGTCAAAAGATAAAACTACAGCTTCTAATCCGACAACTAAACCTAAAGAGAGAAAGCTAACTAATGAAGAAAAATCTCAAAGGGGATTGGAGAAGAAATATATAGGTAAAAGAATTGATGCAACTAACCTTAATAAAAAAGGTAATAAGATTGTTGGAATTAAAAAGGTTTATAGTGAGAAAGAGGAAAGACACGTAGAAATACAGTTAGATAATGGAACAGGTGAAACTCATTCAATAACGAATTTAAGAGAGAAGCTCAAATAGTTATACTCTGCTCACGATAAAGTCGTGGGCAGGAATATAATTATTAATTATATAAAAGTTATGAAAAATTTTAACAAGATAGTATTATTTACTATCGTATCAGTTGGAATTTGTTTATTGGTATATCCATATATATTCAATAAACAAGAAATAAAAAAAGCGGAAGCGTATTACGCGCCTTTTATAAGAGCGTGTAATACAAGCACCACAACACCAACACGTATTGAAACTGATCCGGCTACTGTTGCTTCAACTACGTGTATTATGAAAGTTGATGATTTGACAAATCTTGATTTAAATTGGGCGATCAAGGCGTCAACAACTGCAACTAATTTATTGTGGACTGCTTATTTTTCTTATGAAGATGATGAGGATACAAGAAATTGGTATCCGGCTAAAGGATATACAGTTATAAGTGATGAAACTGTAAATTACGGAGCCGGCGCGGTTGTTAACACTATAACTCCAGCTAATTCTACAGCATCAACTACTTATCACAATGTATCGCTTGAAAAGATTTGGGTGCCTTGGGTAAAGATTGAATACAATTTAGCTTCTACCACTGGTGGTAATGGCGAAATTTCATTACAAATAGTTGGTAAAGGAATACAATAATATGAAAAAATATTTATTTTATACATTAATTTTTATCTTGCTGTTTTTAGTAATTTATTTTATTACAGCTTTTAATTTAATTAGTGTTGAAGCAGTTAATAAAGAGATAAAGAAACCTGTATATAATGATGATTGTGTAAAAAAATTAAGAAATGGAATAGATAAAAATAAAGATTTAAGTATTCAGAAATTTCAATCGGATCAAATGAAATGGTGTATAATTGATTTAATAAAACCAATTACAAGTGGAGATTATTACCCGGAGGATATAATAAATAGTTCTAAATTAAATTTAAATCAGGTTATATCTTGGCACGAACAGATGAGTAGCAATTTTAATATAGAAACATTACCAGATGGTAAAAAAAAGATAATTAAAATTAAATAAAACATATGTTTAAAAAATCATTTAAACTGGCGCTCGGGATCTTGGCTTCAGTGCTTGCATCCTTAACTTTTATAGGTTTTACTTCTTATGTCTTAGCGTCAGGAGGCGTTGAGGTTCAACCTTGGGCTTTTTTTGGTAGTTATGTAAAACCTCCGAATGAAGCATTAGATGTAGCTGTTGGCGGTGACAGCTCTACCGACGCTACTTTTTATGTTGATGTTGACGGAGTAGTATATATAAATGGAGATCTCGGCAGTTCAGCTAATAGAGTTGATAATGCCTATTTTGCAAATCTTAATTATAGCGGATTGCTTGTAGGTGATGATTTTCAATCTCCTTTTAATTTAGGAGATGCAACCGGTGTTGCTACCACAACTATACAAACTGAAACAGATGGAGATTTTACTATTGACACAAACTCCACTGACGATGTTTTAGTTTTATTAGCTAGTGGATTATCTTCATTCGGAACTTCAACTCCTTATTCTCAATTAACAGTTTGGGGAAGCGGAAATTTACTGGAATTGGTAGCTGATACTGGATCAACAACTGTAATGTCAGTTAATAACAGCGGTGTTATTAGTTCGGCAACTTGGCAAGGAAATACAGTTGAAGTTACTTATGGTGGCACAGGTTCAACAACTCTCACCGGTATTTTAAAAGGTAATACAACTTCCGCAATTCAATCCGCAGTCGCCGATACTGATTATCAAGTGCCTTTAACTTTTGGGGATAATCTTACGAGAACTTTAAATGATATTGATGTTGATGACCCTTTTACTATTACAGATTTAATTTCAACAATTTCTACTTCCACAACACGTTGTTATGCTGATGGCACTTGTGCTTCAACCGCTAACCCATTATCAGATGATGTTATATTCTATTTTCATAACGAGGGTGGTGATTGGGGATATGAGATAATGCTTGACACTGGGACACACGGAGAAACAGAGGACTCTGATAGTTGTGCCGCCACTACTGGATATTGTTCTCTTGGTGGATATATAACAGCGACATCTACTATCAACACAGTTACTTGGCCAGGGGGAACTTATCACTTTGATTTTTATGCAGATGTTAGTGCCGCCGCTGGAACTTCTTATATAGTTGCCGATGTTTACAGTGTAGATATAACAGGAACAGAAACTTGGCAATTTCAAGCAACATCATCAGAATTAACTATTGATGTAGCAAACTATTCTGAGTTTGCTTCATCACAAGCAGAAATTACAACGAGCGACCCTAGTGATAAAATGCTTGTAAAATTACGGGGCTGGACTGACTCGGCATCAGCAAAAACTATTACTTATTATTATGAAGGAGAAGCCCATTATTCTCATTTTCACACAACCTTTTCAAACGTAATAGAATTAGGAAATTATACGCAAGATAATATAGCAGAAACTATTACAGAACTTTGGATATTTGGCAATGCTACCACTACTCAAGCAACCTTTACCGATATATGGGTAGACGGAGTATTCTATGATAGCAATGGCAGCACCGGAGCTTTAGGCGAAATACTTTCTTCTACGCTTACGGGTAATGA